TTATTCTATGTTCATCATACGTTCAACCCTTTTAGGATCTTTCTTTAAAATTTTGGCGAATTCTTTTATTATTTCCCATTCTTTTTCAGTTGCTCTTAACTGTCTTTGTTTTCTTACTTCTCCCGCTGTTAAAGGGCGACCTGCGCCCTCTCTTTTTCCTCCCCATTTTGCTTTATCCGTCATATAATCACCTTCTAACAAAAAATAATACTAACCAAATAATAGCAACAATAAGAATAAGCCAATCTAAAATACCATTAGACGTATTAACATCTTTTATTGCTACCACCACAAGAATAAACATTAAAATATCTAAAGTTTTCATAGTGTTTTTAATATGCTATAATTGTGGTAGAGGGAAAACCCTCTACCATGTTAAAAATCGTTGGCTTAATCGAAAAGCTCTTTGAGCGTCTTAACAATTTCCAGGATTGCTAAGATTATGCCAACGATTTTTGCTATTTTATCTAGCATATTTTTTTCCTCCTTTTCTCAATTTCTATATTTATTATATCATTTATTTTTGATTTTGTCAATACGTTTTCAAAATAATATAAAAAAATAAGCCCTATTATTAGCATTTTATCTAAATAATAGGGCTATTATATTTTTATAAAGAAAACTAAAATCTACATTGTAAACCTATCGTGGCTGTATCTTCATCTATATATAGCCATGTTTTGTTTTTAGATATATACATACCTAAACCATCAGAATTAACACCTACACCAATAATATAATCATCTTCATTATTCAGCTGGTTGTTTTCGTATTTGCTCAATAATTCCTGTGCATTCATCAATGATTGCATCAAAGTGTTTACTTGCTCCTGTAGCTGTATCGATTGAGTTTGCAAGATTTCCGACTGTTTCTGCAATGCCTGTACTTGTGTCTGCGATATCTGAAGCTGTGTCTGCAATGTCTGATTTTGCGTCTTGAGCGTTGCTAAGTTCTGTTCTAACGTCGTTAATTGAGACTCCGTTACTAGATACGTTTTCTCTTCCGCCGAACATGAAACCGATGAACAAACACAGAAGAATAATACCGCCAAAAATAACAATTTTTTTAGCATTTTTCCATAAGAATTCCCATAATTCATACATAAATATATCCTTTAAACATCTATTTCTGTAACAATAGCTTTATGTCTGTTCTGTACAGTAATATCATCAAAATAGACTGTATTATTTCCTTGCATAAAAGCAAAACGATTAAAAGTATTTTTTAAGCTTTCATTTGGGCAGTTAGATTGTATAAAAATTTCTTGAATACGTTTTTTGTCTAATTCAGCCAATTGATTTCTTGAATATACTAAAATTTTCATAGTTATATCTCCTTTAAACGATTTAATGCAATATTATAATATACTTCCGTTTTTTCTATTCCAATAAAATTACGATTCTGTTTTTTAGCTGCTACTGCAGTAGTACCACTGCCTACAAATGGGTCTAAAATTATACCTCCTTCAGGAGTTATTTTTACAAGTTCTTCCATCAAAGCCGTTGGTTTACCTGTTAAATGAAATTTATCCTTTTGCATTACCTGGTATCGTAAACAGCCAGCATAAGGACCAGCATGGACTGCTTTTTTACATTTTCCCTTAGTTCCCCAAACTATATACTCGCATTGATGCCTAAAATAGCCTTTATGTGGGGCTCTAGCACATAATCCTTTATCCCATGCTACAACACCACGCCAAATTAAATCCGCCATTTGTACTGCATCTGTTGCTGTTGGTAATTGTCGCCAATCGCTAAACATTAAAAAATAACCATTATCTTTTAAAATTCGATGGCATTCACCAATCCATAATACACACCAATGTAACCAGGAACGGCTGTCTTTCGTATCACCTACAAAATCTGGTCTGTGTACTACTTTATTTTTTGCATATTTTATTGATGGTAATGCACTTTTTTCTCCTGTAGTTTTCCCACCACTAGCATATGGTGGATCTGTAATAACAGCATCCACACTGTTATCTGGTATTTGTCTTAATACTTCTAAACTATCACCTAAAATTATTTTATTTAAAAATTTATCCATAAAAAGACCTCCATTTGTTAGCTTTATAATTAATAAAAATTAACAATTATATGGAGGACTTTTATTAAATACTAAATAAAAATTATCTATTCTATTATTCATAGTAAATGTTACAATCAAGCTTCATATCGCCTATTTGTTCACAATCTGTATATTGCCAAATACGACATATACGATTAGGATTTTCCACAGCAAAGCTATTTTCTGAATAACCATATTGGGCTGACCAAATAGGAACATCTTTTGGTAATGGTTCAAGGTCTATAACATTAATAAGCCAATTATAAGAACTATATAAACCCACATAATTATATCCAATTTCACGCATTGTATGAATAAAGTTTGCTATTGGATAAACTACGTTATTTATACCTTCAAGCATAGAATTATCTTCGGCATCATACCAAATTCCTAATGCTGGATTTTCCCCACGAATATATGTTTTAAGCCATTGGTCTACTGTATAAGCTTCACGTCTTGCCTCATCTATAGAACTTGCATGAGCATAATAATATACACCATATTTTAAACCGTAATTTACAGCATTATTAACATGTTCAAAAAACATTTCATCAAGTGTTGTCCCTTCTCCAAGTTTAATTATTACACCCTCAATACCAGCATTTTTTACTGCTTCCCAATCAATATTTTCTTGCCAAGCTGAAATATCTATTACTTTCATTATGCATACACTCCTTTTATCAAACTAATCTAATTCGACCAGTTTGTTTAATTTAACTAAAAATAAACTAATTTTTAGCTTAAATCTACCAATAGTCTACCGATTACCATCCAATTAAATCCCTTAATAGTGCGGATTATAGGTTTTTACCATCTAATGATCTACCAATAATCTACCGATTAAACTATAAGATAACGTTAATCTATATTACATATAAATTAACCGCATCGAAATCGACACTAACAGCTATTTTTGCAATATGTTATGCATATACATTACAAAAAGTGCCTATTTTGTAATATCTTTATTTGTAGAATTATTAACTCGTACTAGACCTCCCAAATACCCAAGAAGTCCAGCACTTATTGTTGTAGACAATTCATTATTCATATAAAAAATAGCCGTTATAAGAGCTGCTACCAGCCCTATAACGACTACTAAATTTACTATATCTAATTTTTCATATTGCATAATTACCTCACTATTTGCATAATACCTATAACTATACTAGTACTAGTTGCTACTAATCCAATAAAACCAATAACCAAATTTTTAATAGAAACGATTTGTTTTTTATCGTTCTCTAGCTCTTTTATACGCTCGAACGCAAGGTCGATTTTTTTGCTATGTCTATCGAGCCTTTCCGTATTATTTTTTTGGTTGGCTATTACTGTTTCTACCAGTAAAGTTTCTACTCTTGTTAGTTGCACTTTAAGGTCACCCACCTCATTAAACAGGGTGCGTATACTTTCATCTGCCATCTACTCACCTTCTTACACAAAAAGCCATTAGAGTTTATTCTAATGGCTTTTACATTTTAAAAATATCAGCATGGCTTCCTGTATCGACTAATGTTAAAGTTAATATATCATTTTCAATTAAATATATTAATAACCAATCTGGTTGGATATGGCATTCATAGAAACCTTTAAATTTCCCTTTTAATTCGTGATTACGATATTTAATATCAAGTTCTTTTCCTTGTCTGATGTCATCTATAACTTTATCTAATAATGAAATATCTAATCCACGTTTTTTCATTAATTTATAACTTCTTTTGAAAGTATTTGTTATTTTTACTTTATACATTATTCTTCTAAAGCTTTCTTTAATTCTTCCATAGTAGTATAACTTTTTACATTAGGATTACCTGAAATTTCTTTAGCTTCAGCCATCGCTTTTAATAATTTAGGACTAAAACATGACATTTCATTCTTTGTTGCTTTTACCTCAAATGGTATTTTTTGCTCTCTAATTACTGCTTTGATAAACATATTTATCGCTACAGATACATTTAATCCAGTTTGTTCACAAAAGTGTTCAAAAAGCTTTTTATCTTCTGTTCCTATGCGAACACTTAAAGATGTTTGTGCCATAATATCAACTCCTTTACATATATTATAGCACATTTAATATATATTGTAATACATTTATTAAATTACAGCTTGCTTTTCTGCTAAATATTCAGCTACTAATGTACGATATTCTTCAGGAACTACTTTTTTACTGTCGCCTTCAATAGGTTCTAAGTTCCAAGAACCTCCAGCAACTAATAATCCATAAACAGGTATCATGTATTCTTTTATAATCATTTTATTTGCTCCTTGCTTTCTAATTTCACTAATCTTTGCTCTTGTTCTGCTACTGCATTAGCTAAAGATAGTAACATTGGACTTATATTTTCATGTGCTATAATCTGTTGCGTTTCTTCTTTTGGTGGTGTAAAGACTACGCCTAAACCTTCTTTAAACTCTGTTATATAGCCTACTTCACATTTTTGTCCTGTAATATCTATCCAATAGATATCTGGGCTAAATACAGTGTATAAATCTTCTTTCTTTAATTCTGTTTCATAGATATAAATTACTTTTCCATATAATAACTGTGCATATCTGTGTTTATTCACTAAATATAACCTCCCCATGCTATTAATACAAAGCCATTTGCACCCCAATCGACATTAGCATTTCCTCCATCGCCACGCCAATATCCACTACTGCCACCACCGACGTTAATACTTAATGTTTGATTGGGTGTTACATCTAAATATCCAGTTTTATAACCTCCACTAGCTCCGCCAATTAATCTTCCTCTATAAGATGAAGTCCCCCAACTCCACGTTCTACCGTTACCGCCTTTTCCATAAGTTCCCGACTCTGTATTAAAATTTAAAGCCCAGCCAACACCACCAGCAATTTCCGTGCCCATTGTATAGCCGATTTCCTGCATTGCTACAGAACCCTTTTTCCCATTGGGACTGCCTCCTGCTTGTTGAGTTCCACCAATTTCACCATAGCCTATAGCATTACCATAGTTCAAATTCCCACTACCTCCCCCGCCTACAGAAATACTATCTATTGAACTGCCACCGCCAGCCGATACATTTGCGTTATATTGACCACGACCCATTGCTCCGCTTCCCGCTCCTGCTATTGCGTATCTTATACGGGTTACGTTTTTAGGTACTGTAAACGTAAATGTACCAGCTGTGGTATAGCTTTGTTCTGTATATACAGGCTTAGCACTGTTCAAAATCGCTTTAGTAGCACCATTTTTTTTAACTCTGCCCATTGTAGCCCTATTGTCTGTAGTTTCCCCAATAGCTATATAAGCTGTAACGCCATCTATTTTTGCGTTTATATAATCTCCGCCTATTTCTGCTGTTGTGGAATATGCTTTAGCTGTATGTTCGGTTGCACCTTTTTTTAAGTGTAATTTTTTTGCTAATTCCGCCATAATATCACCCTACTCTATCCATAATTCCGAACCGTTTGAAAAAACTATCTTCGGAACTTTAATATTAACACTACTAATAATTTCTACACCTGCATAAGTTAATTTAGCAATTTGTACTGTATTATCCTTATTAACAAAAGCTATGCCACTATCAGCATTCACCCCTTTAATACATAAACAGCCAGCTTGATTACTATCGCCAATATAAACATCATCACCGATTTTGTTCCATATACCGTTTGCCAAATTTAGAGCGCCTGTTAATGAGCCTCCACTTAATTTTAAATAACTGCCATCATGGTTATGAGCAGACGGCGCAAATGTTGATGGTTTTCCTGTGATTAAATTCCATGCAAGGCTTTTCCAGACGCCGTCTCCTGTAAAAATAGATGTTGCACTACCATCTCTTTTGGGCATTAATCCATTTGCCGTTGTTGATACAACTGCTGTACTTGCTTTGCCATTCCATGTAGTTTTTTCTGTATCTGTTACAAATCTGTGTGTCGCGTCTTGAGTAATCATGGTGGCAGGGTGATTTGCTGGGTGTACATAGTTGTTTGCACCTGTTGCAATACCATCTAATTTTTTCTTTAGTTCTGGGGTCATGTAACCTTTCAAACTATCTGTAACCTCTCGCCAATCTTGAGCATTTACTACGTTTTGCAATGTATCAATCCATTGCTTTAATAATTTATCATTAGATAAAATTACACTAAAAAT